TAGCTGCCTTACGTGCATTCTCGTAACGCTGAAGCTCGGGATCTTGTGCCGTCAGCTGGGCAACACGAGCCTTTTCTTGCTGGTATGCACGTTCGGCGGGTGCGCTTGTTACCGGATACCTTCCTGTAATATTTCCTACTTCTTTTGCTGTGTCTAAAAGATCTTTAGTTGACACTGGCCTAGATGAGTCAAAACCAGGGGGATTGTACTGAGTTAAACGTGGAGCGTTGCTTTTACCAATACCAGTTAAAGCTGTAAATGCTCCTGGAATGTCAAATTGGTTAAGACGGTCTTTTACTAGTTGTCCTTGAGGGGAGCGTAAATAGTTACCAACCCCAATTGCAGTAGGAACCGTAATTGCACTTAGTGATAAACCTGTTAATAACGGGTTACCAAAACCTCCTTGCGGCCTAGCAGGTCTTGGTGAAATCACTCCGCCACGAGCCGGAGGTAATCCACGTACATTTGAAATATCTCGTACTTTTACCTGTTGTACGCCACGATTGTTTAGAAAATCAAATAAGCCCATTACCGCCAAACCTCATGTAAAAAGATGCGTGTGCCAACACTTACGTCAGCGGGACCAGGGAGTGCCTGGATGTATTCTGCGCCGGAGCGTTCGTATCGGTAACGCGCCTGCATGGGATCTTTGTAATTAGCAACATAAAGGATATTGGCAAGTCGATTTGTCTCATAAAGATAAATCTCATCCCAAACCTTTAACGCTTCCTTGGCATTGCTGGATCGAATTGTGCGGTCAACGTCACCAACAATATTTTCAATCCGGGTAGAAGGCGAAGATGCAACCTCTGTTTTCTTTTCTGCAGTATCACAACGACCAAGTTGAATAACAAGCTTATCGTAAAAATATGAATCCGGGACCGTGTTCATTGCTTCTTCCAGGCGGGCATAATCACCCGCCGGAATTGAAACAGTGAAGTATCCCAGATGATACCTGACTCTGCTTTTGTCGAAGACAGATAACTGCACTTCTATGTTCCGGTGTACCTTTTATTATAAAAGCAACAAATCAAGCCAGGGAATCGCCTGGTTGTTCATTCAACCCAGCAAACGGATTCATAATGTTTTGCAGTGCACCACCAAGGATTTGTTGTTTAAATGCGCCCAGTAAAGTTTGTGGCTCTTGTTGTTTGCGTTTTTCACGTGGTTGGTAATTTGTGCCAAGGACAAAAGCTTCAATTAAATCAGCGGTCTTTTGTTGGGCATCCTCATAATTGACACCTGTAGCAACAGTGGGTTGTTGTTGCTGTCCAGGGGATGGTATTACATCAGTTAACTTTCCTTCCGGTGTTTTATAACGACCAGTCGCAAGCCATTCAAGCTGCGTATCAGTGATTGGCTTTTTACCTTCTAATGCCAGATGCACATGAGTGTCATGACCTTTGTCACCAGGACCAAGAACCTCATTGAACAGGCCAAGTTGTTTTGCACGCCACGATAACTCGCCAGTGCGTTGTTGCCAAGGGATGGGCTTGCCTCCCTGGTAGGCAGGTGCAAGGTCAGGACGTCTATCTCTTACGTCAATAGCTAAACCTATAGGATGATAGCCCTTTGGTGAATGGACACCACTAACACCACCAAACGCTGGATTTTCTCCAATGTTTAATCCGTGTTTCTGTAGATACTTACCAATATCTACAATTGTGCGTTCAGCCATTATTCTTTTTATTTTTAATTTTAAAACAAGAAAACCCCCGGTTTCCCAGGGGCTGCTTGAGATGAGTGTTAAACCCTAATTAAGTCATCAGCAAGGATTGCATTCCAATCGACCCGTTTGATTTGCTTTAGCTGCTCAAGACTATTAAATCTTTCACCCGACAAAGACATTTGAAGATCTTTGATTTCCCGAGCAGTCTTCAGTCCAATGCCTTTAATATGATCAGCGATCATTTGAGGCGTTGCCGAATTAATGTTCAATCGGGTATCGGGAGGGAAAGTACGAGGCTCCTCTTGACTGGCGCGATCTTTTACCTGAAGAGTCTTCACCTTTTTGGTGGCCGTCTCGTCAGGCTCAATCTCAGTTTTGTAAACGGTATAAAGGCGACCATCTTGGTCTTCGACCATGAACCAGTCGCCATTATCCCATTCGCTTACAACCTTGACACGTGCGCCTGTTTTTTTGTGCTGATAGAGCATAAGGACCAGGGATTAAATCACTGGTCCCAGTTTAACCTAATCAGCTGACAGTACGACCAGTCAGGTAGCCGTCGATGTCTTCGTAACCAGGGGCCACATCAGGCTGGATGTAGCACACTTCCACAACCAGGTAACCGGTGCGGCCAGCATTAGCGTCGCCACTGGAGATGTAGAAACCACCAGAGGTCGTGGTGCTGTTAGCAGTCTCCTTCGCAAACACCTTCAGGGTGGTGGAAGCGGTGGCAGCATAGTTAACCACAGCACCAGACACACCAGCGGCGCCGGTAGCGGTCAGGAAGGGGTTAGCGCTATAGCCAGCGGTACCAGCGGCAAAGAAGATCTCGCCTGCCTGGGTACCAGAGGTGGTGGAGGTGAGGTTGGCCTGAATCACACCCTCGCCCACGCCGGAAGCGGCGGTGGGGTTGTTGGAGCTAACGCGACCGAACGAGATGACGTTACCGGTAGCGGCATAGATACCGGAGGCGACACGACCATCACCCCAACCAGAAGCCACGGAAATGGTAGAGCGGTAAACGTAAGCAGGCAGGGTGGTGGTGCCAGAGATCACCATGCCGGTGATGTCGGGGCGAGTGTCGTCCTGGCGATAAGGCGAAGGAACGATTACGTTGGCGGAAGAGACAGCGCCAACGCCAGAGGTGGCGGTCACGGGGACATAACCACGCTGCTGGAAGTAACGGTAACCAGGGATAGCCAACACCGAAGTGGGGCCGCCCTTGGAACCGTCATCGGTACCATCTTGGGTGTTGTCAATGTTCTTATACCAGCCGTTCAGGGGCTCTGCCCAGTTACCGGGATAAATTTTCTTAGCGGACAAATAAGTCATTTATTTTTTCCTGTGTTTTATTTATTGTTTAGGGATCAAACTGCGCCGTCATCAGACACGTAGCTGAACGCAGTGGTAACAAAGTCCTTATTCAGGATTTCAAAACCAGCGTACAGTTGCCAAATCAAAATAATGAAGCGGCTGAAGTCGTCGTTGTTGTTGATGAGCACCTGGGCGTTGGGACCACCAATACCCACGCCAATGGCTTGAGGACCGAAGAAATAACCTTGAGCAACTTCCTGAGAAGAGTAGTTGGAACCACCGTCAAAAGAAGTGCTTACGGTCTTGGTGGGGAAGTTGGTCGACTCGAAGAACTTAACGCCTTCAAACTGAACACCAGTCGGCATAACAGGCTCACCAGCCAGGAAGTAGCCCTGACCAGCCTGGGGACCCATGTAGAAGCTGGCGTTGTTGGGCATCGCAGGGTTGCCCATGTACATGCCCTGACCGGGGTTGCCAGCATAACGGGCAATCTCACGGAAGTCTTGATCACGACGCAGGTGCATCATGAAGGTAGGATCGCAAATGCAGCGATACAGACCGTCAGCGTAGGTCGGAACGTTGCGCTTACGCAGATCCTTAACAATGTTCAGCAGGTCAGTGCGAACCTGGAACTGCTGAAGGTCGTTGCCATACTCAGTAGAAGTATAGGAAATACGACCAGAGGAATCCTTGGTCTTACCAGCGGCAAAATAGTAACCACCTTGGGTAGTAGAAGCGGCACCGTTGGCTTCGGCTTTAGAAAGTTCGTCAATGAAGACGCGGTCACGCCACCGGCGATAGTCATCGAGCAGCGTCAGGCTACCGATGGACTGGTGGAACATGTTAAGGTTGCCCGTGTCCAGCAGAAGGCGCTGGGCCGTGATCAGGGTCTCACGAGCAATCTTGAAGGTGCTGGGCTGAGTCGGATCGCCCGGATCAGCAGGACCGGTGTCAGTTTTGTTACCCCAAGGGCTCTTTATCCCTTGGTTCTACAGCTTTACCATTGCTGCAGCTCAGACTATATCATCACCCTTCAATTAACTATTGAGTTGGGTGCGGGGCACTCGTGTCGCCTTATCGTCCATTTCAGGTATCTGAAGTTTGGACTCGCTTAACCATTCAGAAACAGTTCCTGTTCGGTTAAGGTCGGCTTTGTATCCTAAGCAAGGAAGAATGTAAGGTTGTATTTTCTCAATTAAGTTTTTGCACTGTTGAGAATGCCACCTTAGATAATAACTTCCCGACACATGACGAACTTTTGCATATTTTGAGCCTGTTAAAGACTGAATCCAATCACCAACATTGTTGGTTTTTTCTTCATCTTCACAGACCGCAAGCCAAGCTGACCTTTCAATTCTTATAGCCCCCGTTGGCCTGGTACGTTTACGAACCTCAAGAGATCCGTCGTCCATCCAAAATAGAGCAAGTTCTTGAAGTCCAAGACCATCGAGAACTTTGGGTGAAATGATCTTCTTGCCTGTCGGATAAAGAAGTTCATACACTGGGGTCAGTATTTTCTTGTTTGTAACACCAAAACGAGCTGCCGGATATTTGCCTTTGTCAACAAAGCATTTAATACTTGCTTTGGTTCCAAGAATTGCATTTAGCTTTTCCAGTTGCCAAACAGCATAGGCAAGGTGTTGCTGCTTCCTTTGAATATGTAGCGTTACGGATCCAGATCTTTTACATCTAGACAAACACCCATCACCAAGGGAGCATCCAATCAAGAATCTTTGGCTTTCAAGGTTCGTCATGGGGCCGACAACGTTAGTCGTTGAACCTTCCATTTATTACTAAATGGCTTGGCTGCTGATTACCCTACCAGTATAGCTCTTTAGAGTACTGGCTGGGGGGCTTCCAGCAATTCACCCCGTTTTCGACGCAGATTACGCTGCGAAGGAGCTTACCGGAGTACCAGCAAAAGCACTGGTAATGACGGATGTCAACTCTTTAAGCACCACCAGGACTTTCTCCTTGGTGATATTACGGCTGTTAGCGGTACCAATCGTTTGATCGGCAATACGCTCACGGCTGTCCTTAGTACCAGGGGTACCCCAGAACTTATAGCGGTCCAGCTGAACGGTTTGACCAGGTTGGCGGGTAAAGTCGTGGACCACCACGGGCTCTACCGCCATCTCGGCGATGTAAGCAGGGTGGGGACGGTAAAGTTCCGCACCAAGAATCTTTGGAAAATCGTTCTCCTGGTCTCTAGTTTCTTAGAGGGGTGGACTATCTCTTCATCCCTGTAGGATGCCGGACGCTAAATCTGGTATTACGTAACAAGTGCGTGTTACCCCCAGTAGTCTCTGCACCTTCCAATCACGATCTTGATTGGCTTGGCTCAGGATTACCCTCGTCTTTACGTTAGGGTTTCCCTGAATTCATCCGGTTTGCACTCATCAATTGCTCGATGAGGTGACAACGTTGAGCGTTCAGTTGAGGTGTGCTATCATTTGGAAACTTGTTCATGAACAAAATGAATCCAAAACTTGTTTCGGGATTTGGTAATCTTTACCTAACAGAAGAAGGAATTGCTTTTGAAAAACGGCTTGATAAAAAGAATCAAGAATATTTTCGAAAGCTTCCTATTAGCTCAACCAGTGTATATGACCGCGTATCTGTTCTTGTCAATGGAAAACGGAAACGTTTT